CTAAAAGGGTATAAGAGTCCTTCTTTTCCCCCCCCCCCCCCCAATTCTATCGGGAGATAAAGCCACCTGAAGGGACTTGAGTAAAATCTTGTTATAGAACTGGTATGAGGCCGTTCCCACTGCGTGGCCGCACCGCGAGCCAATTGAAGCCAGATATTTTTCATCAGTCATCTTTCCGTTTCTCCATGCTCGGAACACTCCGGCTGTCCGGTTCATGCTCCCCTTCTTTATTATTTTATTCCGGGGAAACACCCTGAACCCTACAAAGTCGATGCCGTTCCGCACGGAGTCAATCCGTGTTTTATCATTCAGCTTTAGTCCCAGCCTTCCCTCTACAAATGCCTCGGCGATCTTCAGGATGGCTTTGAGCCTTGCCTTCGAATTGCCAAGGACAATGAAATCGTCCATGTACCTGATATAGTACGGAACCTGCAGGCGCACTTTTAATTGAAAGTCCAGTTCCGCAAGAAACGCATTGGCGGCAAGCTGGGAGAACCGATTACCGATTTTTATTCCCGCTCCCTGGTAGTCTGCCCTTAATATCAAATCGATGAGCCACATAACATCATCGTCGTCCGGTATATACCGCTTTTTAATTACGTCCATCAAGCGCTCTATATCGATGGAGTGAAAGTACTTGTGTATGTCGCACTTGAGGTACAGCCGTGCGTCCGGCTTCCCTATAAAATAAGAAAGCCGTCTCGCTGCCGCATGGGTTCCCTTGCCTTCCCTGCAGGCATAGGTATCGAAAATATACCGGGTGTCAAATAGCGGCTCGATGATATTGCAAAGCGCTATTTGAACAATCCGGTCTCGGAATGGCAGGGCTGCTATTTCCCGCTTCTTGGGTTCATACACGATGAACTTTCTAAACTCGCCGAGGCGGTATGTTTTATCCATAAGCTCCTGCTGGATTTGAAATAGATTGTCCTCAAGTCCCTCGTTGAAAAAGCGCAGGACAGAATTCTTATACCGCTTGCCACGAGCGGCTTTTATTGCGGCTTCATATAGATTCTCAAATTCGCATATCCGCTCGTACAATTTACCCATGATTCCTCTATTAAAAGTGCCGCGCCCGTAGGCGCGGTCACCAGCTTACTTTCTCCTGTCGCATAGGAGAGGATTGCCGATCTGACGTTATTCCCTTTAGGATTGCCACTGCGCCCACGACCGTAATCGTAAACACATCTTTATTTTGCAATAAAGAAAATTGTCACAGGCCAGCCGGACACCATTGTTCGTGTTCACGTTCCACGGGAAGTTGTTCGCATTCACGCAACGACACCCAGCGTTCACGCCATTGTTCCAGTTCCCACCATGCATCAGCCACCCTTTGTCTTGTTTATCAGGCCGCCTAATATGCGACCTACTTCCGAGAGTTTTTTTGCAGCCGTCTCATGGCTCCTCTTCGAAAGGTACTTTGAGCCTTTCGCCCTTGCCCGGCGTATATAGGTGCGTAATATTTCTATTTGCACGTCTATATAATGCCAGCCAGCGACACGGTTCTTGCTTGCGTTAGTCACAATTATTAATTCCATTATTCGGTACATACAGCTTCTTATGTTTGCACATAATATATTCTGCTCGTACCGTGGAAACCTCATGACGATTGGCTCAAAATAATCTATAAAATCTGTGAACTTCTGAAACAATGCGAGGTTGGCGACATTCCCTTGCGGGGCTCGCTCAAACCTCGCTGCCTCAGAATAAAAACCAGAATTTCCGAGCATCAGATACCAGACGCAGCTTACGCTGCGTCACAGGCCAGCCGGACACCATCGTGCGTGATCACGTTCCACGGGAAGTCGATCGCAAGCACGCAACGACACCCAGCGTGCACGCCACTGTGCCAGCGCCCACCAGCACGGAGGGCGACAAGTCCCTGGTTGTGGTATAGGTAAGCCTGCCCTTTGCCTGCGCCTAGAACATCGTGGTACGCCCAGGTGTTGCCTGTACCATCCGGCCTGTAGGTAAACTCGTCGAGCCATTCAAAGACGTTTCCTACAGCATCCACGATGTTCAGGGCGCTGACTGCAAAGGGCTTCACGCCGCCTCCGGCGATAAAGCCTCCGTTTGCATCGACGTTGCACCCTGTGCGGTATCGGGCGGTGTTGGTAGTCTTAGTCCAGCCAAAGTTATCAGCGCCGTTCTCACCCTGCGGGTTATCGCGGGCGGCGGCGATCCACTCCCCATAGGAGAGCATTCTTTTTCCGGCCAGCCCTGCAAGTTCTGCGAAGCCGTACCAGTTCAGACCTTCGGTTCCGGTGACCGGAATCTGGCCATACTTGGACTGTAATTTGCCGGAAGCAATGCTGAGGCCGGAGCCTTCCAGGACTATGGCTTCGGCGGCGCTGGAGAGGTATATATCCACCCAATGCTTGCCCACCTTTACCATACCCTCTGGCGCACAGCCTGGGCGGTTTACCAAGTCCCACACGGAGTTTGGAATTATACCCACGCTCACGTTCTGCTGCCAGATCGTTCCGAATGTGCCACGCTTCGTTCCGGCAGAGTCCACGGGGATATAAAGCCCGTCATCAGAGACGTGCCGGATATGCCCGTAATGGAAACCGCCGATCTTCCGGGAGTTCTGTGCTGTATATCCGAAGGGGAATGTGGAGTTTGCGGAAACTACAATCACAGGCTCCCCTTCGCTGTCCAGACAGATATATACATAATAATCCCAGCCCACGTTAAACTGGCCTCCGGTGTCCAGCATACTGGCCGGGTTAAAGTCTATCGCTGCCCTATTTACAATTTGCCGCCAGGCCTGGCCGTCAAAGATGTTGAACGAACAGCCCTCGGCGAGTACCAGGCGATTGGCTGCATACAGGAAGGGATCACGTTTTGTTAAATAGGGCGTTTGGCGTCCTAAGCTTTCGGGGATTGTTGCGACAGTCGCGTCGTCTACAAGGTCTTTAAAAAGTTTGAGCATTAATTAAGCCCTCCTATAAGCTGATCGATTTCGGCATCCGTGAAACCGAGCCGGATTTTTTCACAGTTCGGATCATCCACGGACTTGAAGTCCTCTGGAGTCTGCTCTTCGGGCGGCTTTTTTTCGGCTCCGGCCTTTAGAACCAGCATCTTCGAATTGTTCTTTAATTCTGAAAGGCGTGTTTGCATCGTGCCTTTCCCTTCTCCTTTGGCTTTCGCATAATCTACTGCGTTGAGCCAGTCTTGTTTTGTGGATAAGCTGAGTGGCAATCCTACCATGCTTATACCTCCTTGACTTGTATATTGATGGGCATGGGGCCATAAACTCCCCACGCTTCTCCACCTACCGATCTTGAAGCGCTCCATTTATCGCTTCCCCATGTTCCGATTCCCCATTTCCTTCCGGGGACATAAGTTTTACCTGTTCCCCATTTGTCAATTCCCCATTTTTTCATTCCGGTTCCGGCCACGAGCTTCCCGTTCTCAAGCCGATGCGGGTAAACATGGAGGCCGTCATTTTTTGCCTCATAGGGAAACGAGATATAATCGGGATAATTTCCGTGGGCTGTAATAATTGCAGCGTAAGTGCCAGTGGGGACATATTCGATGTTCAGTTCTGGCCAGGGAATAACCGTGGCGGGGCCTGAAACGTGGGTTACCATAAACCCTGTGGCTCCTGACCGGAGGTAGTATTCCGGCGGGTATCCACCGAGCAGGTCGGCATCGAGGCCACTCCCTACTCCGTCCACGGTTATGAGCCGTGATAAAATCATCTGCGGGGAGACGTTGTTGTCTATCATCCTCGCTATAATTACTTTTAATGCGTCCAGCACATCCGATGCGCCTGGGCGCTCCGTGTTCCCGCTGACTACAAAGGACTTGCGAGCGTCTACTATAGCCGCCTCCATCCATCCACGCAGGTCGTTCACCAGATCGGCGAAGATGGGGGTTCCATCCTCTTCATTATCCGATGAGGTATTTATAGCCGCACCGCCTGGGTGGTTTGGGTGATTGATGTCTACATAGACCGAATACGAAAAATCAAGTTTTATCATATCGTTTCTCCTTCTTGCCAGTCGATAAAGACGATGGCGGTTGTATGCGCTGGTTTTACCTTGAGAATTAAAAATTCAATAAAGTTGCGCCAGACGGCGCTTAGTTTGTATGGCTCCACATAGAGTATATTTCTGCGAGGGCTTCGCCTTACCGATGCACAGATAAAAAAGCAGTTTTCCCAATATCTGCTGTCTTCGGGAATGTTATATTCTGTGGTCACGTCATTTTTTATAATGGACGGTATAAAGTCCTCGCGTCCTTCGCGGTATCCGCAGACGGCTTTCCGGTTCCCGCATTTCATTTTTGGGTGTCCACAGACAGCTATTAATGTAATGCCGGAGTGCCGGGGGTTGCTGACAGGGATATTTTCCACGACACGCAGTCCTTTATCGATGCTGTGCAGCATAGTTTGTAAAAACTCAAGTCCCTGGTGGCCGGAGATCATTTTCCACATGGCATCGATTATGTTCCGGCGCTTCGGCAATTCGGCATCCGTGAAAAAAAGCGCAAAGACCTCTTCCCACCGTTCAGGGAAACGGGTTGTGTCTGGAAATAGGTCGAAGTAAACAAGTTCTAGTTCTGTGCGGATATTTTCCGGCAGCTCTGAAAATCCTTTGACAAGCCTGCGCTTTGAATTATCCGCAAATAACTCAAAGGCTCGTGATCGTGGAAATAACGTTTTTATGGCATCAAAGAATTTTCCGCTCATACAGGCACTCCGTTCACATAAAGCTGCTGAAGCTCGGCAAGCTCTCCCATGCCGAGGGTGTCGTTGGCTATTACTGCGCCGTTACGCTCAAGGGAAACGCTGTCAAACTCGGCCTTGAGCGATATAGACATCTGATCCACCACGCTGGTGACATTGTTTCTTGATACAGCGTTGAGTTTGTTATTGTCATCGGAAAGCCCTCGGATATACGGCTCACGCTCAAGAAAATAATTTTCAATGGCTGGCTTGGCTATGTTTGCAAATTCCAAAACAGGCACTCCGACCATCCCGTTAACTCTTACCGTGTACAGCCTGCGGGTGATCGGGCGGATGTTTTCGTATGATAGGTCAAACGCTGGGTCGAGGACGGCTGTCACGGGCTTGCGGTTCTGCCTTCCGGTAATAGGATCATAGGTGCAGGCTTCGCCGACCTGCTTTAAAAGGTCGGAGGTAGGTATGCGGTGTGGAAACTGCGCTGGAGCGCCTGCAACGAATACAAGGACACCCGCTGCCGAGTCCGGGTCGCTGTATGGGTATGCGTTCAGAACACCCGGCACGTCGCAAGACCATATTTGATAATCGGACAGGGAGCCTCCCTGCGGCGGGGAGCGGAACCGCCTGACAACACGAGCCCTGTACTCGGACTCGGTTTCGGAATCTTGCCCGTAAGCGCTCACAGCGCCCACAGTGGCGTCCTTTTGGACATTTCCGAGCGGTGATACAAAGCTGATAATATCGCCTTTTTCTAGGTTCCCTGTGCGGCCTGTATCAACACAAAGCGCCGGAACGCTTATCACAGGGCTGTCCGTGGCCACGCTCTCCTCGGTTATGTACAGGCTCCCTGTGGTGTCGCTTTTTAGCTGTGCGCCTGCAACAAGAGTGCCGGAGCCGGAGGTGGTGACGTTGATTATTCCCCTCCACTGTGTTCCCTGGCGTGGCTCCCCTACTCCGATGAGGACTCCCCATTTTACCAGTGGCCGGATTGGTATACCCAGCGCAGTGACCGTTTTCCAGTATGCACTTTCAGGGAATAACTGAAGAAAAACCCAGGCGATTTGTTTATAGCAGGTAACGAAAACTCCTGCCATAACGGTTGCTATAGTAAATAGAAAAGACTTTGAAATAAGCCTGAACACCACATTAAATTTGCTTTTTACCGCATTGATTATGAGGTCTCTAATTTCTTCTATGGTTTTATTTTTAAACTGCGACATTTGAACCTGCCTTCCAGGGTACTGCATAGGTATTCTTAAAAATAATTTTTTCCCCTGATGTTATTTGTATCTTTAGGTCAAAGCGCTTGTTTGAAACCGCTCTGCCGTCCGCAACAATCTCATCGGCCAGCTTTTCGCTGATAAGCCACTCAAGGTCAAGCCGTGCCGCCTCCTCTGCGTCCAGAATGTTTTTAGTGGTCATGGGCAGGCCGAATATAATCGCCTGGAAGCGTGAAACCAGCTTCTGGTTTTCACTGACTCCACGCAGGGTATTTCCCCACCATGTTTTCCGGTTTTTTACCTTGCCGTTGTCCTCTTTATTCCCGCCGAAGAGGGAGAGATATACGGCGGTGTCAAGCGCCCTGTCGCTGATAAAAAAGCCATCAGCAATGGCAACGTCACCGCCGTCCACGGTATCGAATAACAGCAGGTCGCCTTCAAAGGTTTGTAGGTTCATGTTACCTTTCCTGTGCCTGTTACCGGAACGCCGGAAACTACAAGAGTCCCTGGGATAACGTCTGTATTTTCTATCAGGTGTTTTATTATTCCTGTAGAGAATGTGGTCAGGTATTTCATGGTCTCTGCTTTACCCTCCGTCATGTCGCCGTAAACAGCCTCCATCGCTTTGAAAATTTCGTCTGCCATTCCCGCTGGTGACATTGCCATATAAACTCCTACTTCAGTGCCTTTTTGCACGAGGCTATCGCCTTGTCTGCGGCGGCAGCGATATCAGTCCACACACCTTTCAGGTGCATATTGATAAGCGGAGGCACGGGGGGGACTGGAGCCCCCGGCGGCCACGGCGCTGGGGGAATAATAACAGGGTTTCGGTTCACTGCTTTTTTTACGTCTTGAAAAAAAACCTGAAGAACGTCCGCTCCTAACAGCGTCTCTGTTCCTTTTATTCCCATTGGTTGATTAGATTCCAGGTCGGTATTATCGGATTTGTGTTTATAGTTTTTCTTTACCTCTTCGGTTGCATTCGCCTCATTAAGGTACGACCTGTCTTTTCGTTCAATTACTTTTGTCTCTCCTTTTATAATTCGTTTATAATCACCTGTCGCCTCTCCAGTGGTTTCCGTGTCAGTGTCAATCGTAATGGAGCCGTCGTTGAGCATGGATATCTTGGCGACAATCGATGCGTCCTCTACTGGTTTATTGTCTCTGCTAAAATATATTTTTTCGCCAGGGTTGGCTCCCTGAGATAGGGTTAAAACGCCCACGGCGATATATTTACCGTTACCGTCAATCTTCGCAAGTATAAGGCGCTCATTATCCAGCGGCACGGAGTCCTCGCCTGCGCTGTTGTACAGCAGGGCGCTGCGGTTGTCACCTTTGCGAGCTTCGAAAACCAGCTTCACAAGGCTCTCTATGCCTTCGCCGATCTTTCGGCCTATGATATTAAATCCTATTCCCACGGAAATGCCTCCGGTAAATTCCCTATATACGAGCCGGGAAGGATTAGGGTGATTGTTGTGGTTTTCCCTGTTTCGGCTGTCCGTACCAGCTTTATATTCCGGGCGATAAAATTAGTCTCTTTTGTAATCATGGCCGTTGGAGCCAGGACGCACACAGTCATGCCTTTTGCATATCGCTCACCGTCAGGGTTATGGTGTCCGTCCGCTTCCAGTTCGTAAGCCACACAATCTGCGAACATCCGGCCTGCGTATGCTTTGACGGAATTTTCAAGGTCGCCGAGGTTTTCGGCATCATCAATGGTCACCGAGTGATGGCGCATAATTCCTTTGTTGATTAAATACTTATTCTCCAGGGTGTACGAAAAGGACGGATAGTCCGAGTCGGTTTTGGTAAACCCTGTGATGTGCGAATAAAATGCTTGCGCTGCAAATTTGGGTTTTATTCCGAGCAGGGGAAGTTTGCCTTCGGAAAAAGAAACAAAGGCTCTCTCTTGCTTTGCCTCAAAAAATAGAAGTTCGCCTTTTTCGGTGTTGGTAAATAAAAGGTTGCGTTGCTTTGCGAGCTTGGTTAAAAAGTCCATGATTTTTTCAGTCGGCTCAATACTCACCTCGGTGAAGTCCGGGCCGATATCGCCGTCAAACAGTACTGGCACGTTGTAAGGTTCGCAGGCGGCATCGGCAATGCCACGCATATTTATTCCCCAGCACTCAAGTGGGTATTTAGTGGGCGGGATCATGCTGTCGTTGAGGATGCCGCAGATAGGGTATCCCTGCAGGGTTATCTCGCCGGACTTGTCAGACAGTTCAGGGTCGGGCGTGAGTAGGGTTCCCTTGAGTACCAAAACTCCATCGTAAAATATCTCCACTGGTTTGAATGCGAATGGTACGATTGCATCCCGCAATTCGACCATTGCCTCGTTATACGGCGCAGTAAAGCTAAATGTGTCAAAGGTATCATAGGCGAGGTTTAATTCGTATCCGGTGAAGCCTGTGTATTTTTTGCCGTCAATTTTTATTTCTATGTCCTGCTCGCTATCGGAGAGTGCTATTGTTTCGGTGGCGGTATAGGCGCTGGTCGGGCGGGATGCAGTCTCGTCCTCTGGTATAATCAAGTCATCGCCTTCAAAGATAAGCGGGGAACCGTCCGAGGCTTTCCGGCGCTCTGCGAGTTGCGGGTTGGCTCCGGTTATCCTTGGCCACTTTGAGGATGATCCCAAATACCGCACGGCGATGGAGCCGAGGGTGTCGCCCTGCCTGACTCTATGCACTCTGGACATAATGCGTCACCTTCGTTCCCATAGGCAGGAGTTCTATCTCATCGATGTTGAAATTGTTTGATACAATAAACTCGTCAAGGCAGTCCACTGTGCCGTATAATTCGGCGCATAATTCTATCACCTGACGATCTCGATCCGTGGTGAACGTTCTCTGCATAGGGAGCGCAAAGGATGCGTTCATTATAAGCTGGGCGCTTTGATATACCAGCATATTGAGCGCCATATAGCTGGCGGCGTTTGCGTCTACAAAGGCGTTCTGCGATGTCTTGGAGTCCCCAAAGGCTGTCATATCCTCCAGCATTCCGATTATAGCGCTGGCGGTTTCCACGGCTTCCTCACGGGATGCCGTGCCGGAGTTGCTTGTGGCGGCGGTATAGCCTGCGCCGGAAGCGCCTGCGGGTATATCGCTGTCCGAAGAGTCGCCGGAGGCGCTCGCCCTTGTATTGGTTACAGAGCTATTGCCGGGGGAAGCTGCGGCCTGGGCTGTGCTTATGGCAGCGCCTGAAGCGATGGAAGCTACAGCGCCGGAAAGTCCAAGCACTGCAGAGGAATAAGCGTTTTTGATTTTTTTTATTTCGAATGGGTCGTTGCGGAACTGATTAATGAGTACTGCTGTCAGTCCAGCATAGCCTTGGAGTTTTTGCGATAGGTTGACAGAGAGCCTGGCGGGGAGTTTTGCAATCCGCAGCGTAAGCCGGGCCACGTTGAGCGCCTTGACGTAGGTATTCTCAACGCTTCTGGCTGTCTTGATTCCTTTATCATACATTTTTTTTATTGAGTCCTTGAGTTCATTTGCCGAGGCGAGCCAGTCCGCAAAGGACTTCTTGTCCGAGGATGCTATAGGCTGGAGGTTATCGATCATGGATTGGGTTTGCGCTTCCAGTGCCGCCTCGATTGCCAGTTGTTCACTCACCGATTCGATGGCGGCGATGCTTTCGGCAAAGTCCTCGGCGGTGATATCTTCGAATGCCTCGTGGTTTTCGGCAATGGTATCGGCGGCGACCTCGTTCATGGTGTTTTCGTCATCATTTTCGATGGACTCGGTAAAGGTCACGGTTACCGTGGACTGGTTTGCACTTGTCACCAGCTTATCGTCACGCACGATATTTCCGGTGGGCTTTACCTTGAATGTGCCATAAATCGGGTGCTGGAGTTCCCCTGTATCACGCTCGATGAGCGCATCCTCAAATGCGCTGGCCTGCTCCATGCAGTCTGCGCCGTGGAAAATGCAGGTCAGCGGGAACGTAGTGGCTCCCTTGCCCTGGTGCTGTACCCTGGCTCCATCCCGCATGGGATAGGTATAAACTCCAGTCTTGAGTTCGGTTTCCCTGCTCACATCGCCATAAGAAAATATATGCTCACCGCCGCTGGGGGCCGTGTATTTGCCGTCTTTGATTGTTGCCATTAGTTCCCTCCCGAATTAACGAGTTGGATATTTGGCGAGCGTGGGCGGCGCACGATCCGTGCTTCGGTTCCACGGGAGGCGGACACTTCGATGCCCAGGGTTTCCCTGGTTTCCCTCATACTGTATGCCATGCGCTCATCGCTGGTTACAGGCGGGATATTGCGGGGATCTTCCCTGTCTGCCCGCTCACGCTCCGGCCTGCCGGAGTTTATGGGGCGCTGGGGAACGGTGAGGGTGATCGTGGCCGGAACGTTCAGCGCTGTAAGCACCTGCACCGAGGTCGCTTCTATGGCTCTGGTGGATGCCAATATTTCCTGTAGAACGGCTGTCATGCCGGAAGCGGCGGTATTGATTGTCTCCTGTACGGATATGGAGGGTGTCCTCGTTGCTGTGGCTGTGTAGGTTCCAGGGGTATCTCCGCTGGTATAGTTTGGAATAACAGGCGTTCCGCCGCCGCCGGAAATATCGACCACGCCGTGAAGCCCTGAGCGTCCGGCTGTTGGCCCCATAGCGCCAGATAAATCGAAGTCTGCAAAATTCACATCCGGTGTGACGTTCACCTGCGGCGTGTTGCCCAGCGGGGAAAGCTCCTCGGCTGCTGCCGCAGGCACGGCATTGGCTTCTGATCCCCTTCCCGTCAGGTTGTTGCGGAGTTCCTGTATTTTATCCCTTCCCCTTCCGGCGAGGTGTCCGAGTCCGGGTATATAGGAGAGTATTTCTAAAAGTCCCTGTATTGGAGCGAGGATGCCGGAAAGCAAAGTCCCGCCGATGACTTTGATTGCATTTATCAGGGCGCTGTCCTTAAAGAACGAGACTATTTTTTGCCATGTTTCCGATATCCACGAGAAGATCGGCTCAAGGAAAGTGCTGACGGCATTCCAGATATTTCTAAAGACTCCGACCACCGCATTGCTTACCGCCTGCCATACTCCGGTGATCCAGTTTATTACCGGAGTGAAAAAGTTTTTAATTGCGTCTCCTATGGTTCTGAAAAAGCCGGAAACAGATGCTTTTACTTTTTCCCACACGCCGATAAACCAGTCGATTGCGGGTTGTATAAAGTTCTTGATAGATGCACCGATGTTTTTTATTGCATCGAGAAGGCCGGAGCCGGAAATTGCGTTTTTTATATTTTCCCAATTAGAAACAATCTCCCTTATCATCGAAATAATCATGCCGAGGGGAAAAAATAGAATAGTCAAGACCGCGAGTACTTTTTCAGTATTGTTTTTTATAGCGGTGGTGATCTTTTTCCAGTTTTTGGCAAGTAAAACAATGACTGCGATCAGAGCGATAACCGCCGCTATAATAAGCCCTATCGGATTAGCCATCATTGCAATGTTCAGCGCCCACTGCGCTGCCGTGGCTATTTTGGCGGCGATTGCAAATGCCTTTGAAACAATGTTATATGCAATAGTTCCGGCCTTGAGTACTGCAAGAGCGGCGGCGCTTCCTTTCGTTGCAAGGGTGAATGCGAAGGTTGCGGCTGTGGCCACGCCTTTGATCACTCCATATAGCTTTGTGTAAAGCGCCACTGCCATAAGCGCTCCGTGATACAGGGCGAGGGCGGCGACCACGGCGATTATCACGCCTCGGAAATTCCACGCCAGCTTCAGGATATTTATAAAGCCTCCGGCCAGCCGTTCTATTTTTTGGAATACTTTATCAATTATTCCGGTGTACTGGCTAAAGTCTACCTGGGTGAGCCTGTCGGCGATCTCGGTGACCTTGCCGATCACCCGCTCCACCACGGGGAGGATAGTTGCACCCAGGCTGACTCCAGCGTTCTGGATTTTATTGACAGCCATGCGCCAGCGTTCTGCGGGGGTATTGGTTATCCTTGCGAATTCAGTGTCTACTGTTTCCAGTGAGTTTGACATTATGCCGAGGGCTTCGCTAAAAGCTTCTGCGCCCGTTGTTGTGAGAATGCTCATCGACCGTGCTGTTCTCTCGCTGCCGAATAATGTCTCTAATAATTGGGTGTTGCCACCTGTCCTTTGCCGTATATCTTCCATGAAGCCAGCGAAGCCCTTACTGCGTAAAGCCGCCTCGGAAAAATCTATTCCAAGGCGCTGCGCAAGAGCGGCAGCTTCCCTTGACGGTCTTTTAATTGCGCTGAATGAATCGCCCATAGTTCTCATCGCATCTCTGGTTGTCAGGCCCTGGGCCGTCAGCGTTGTAATGGATGCGAATACGTCCTCGGTGCTTACTCCAAGGGCGGCGGCGGCTGGAATTACATTCCGCATTCCGGTTGCCATATCTTGAAATGATGTTTTGCCAAATCTATTGGCGTTGATCATCATGCCGGAAATACGTGCCGCTTCATCGCCGCTCATCCCATAAGCGTTCAGAACAGTTGTCAGGCCATCGACAATTTGATCCGAAGATGCATCGGTTATTCTGGCTGTCCTTGCGACAATAGATGAAAATTCTGCGGCGCTTTCGGCAGCGATACCTGAAAGAATTGATGTGTTTGCAATCTCTGCCAGTTCGTTAACCGCAAGCCCTGCGCTATTTGCGACATTAGTTAGGTCTTTTTGTAATTGCTCCAGCGGTGGGCCTGTGATATTTGCGGCGTGGCCTATCTTTGCCATCGTGTCCGCAAGAGTGAGTGCGTTTTTTACACCTAATCCTGCCCAGGCCGTTACTGCGGCGGCGGCGGCAAGCGCCGCACGTTTTCCCCACTTGACGATAGCCTTGCCAAAGTTGTCAAGGCGTTTCTGTGCGGCAACAAAATCTTTCTGGAGTTTTTTCGTAACGGTTTTTGATTTTATGCCGATCTTGTCAAGGGGACGGCTGACCTTATCGATGAGTGAAAAAACTGTCTCCATCGCATATTTACTTGCCATCCCTTGAAGCCCTTTGAATCCGGCACAGACTCTCTATCATTGGCATATAAAAGAAGCGAATCTCCTCTATGGAGATTTTTTGCATGGGAATGCTTAAGTTGTAGTCTGCATATATTTGTCTCAATTGGTACGCCACCCATTCTATTCCCAATTTGCGCTGACGCTTGCCTCCGACCGCCACTTCGGAGACTATTCGGTTAAAAAAAGTATAGCCACATCCTGAATGATCTGATGATCTTTTTTATCCAGTGACGATATCTTGCTGATTTCGTTCCTGGGTATTCTGCAAAGGGCGGCCATGTAAGACATCAGCTTTGTTTGTTGCTGTGTATCTTTGTGGCCGTCCATTGCTAACAGGGTGCGCCCGTTGGGGCGGGAAATAGTAAGTTTAGTTCCCGCCATATCCTTTGGAGATCTATCTGATACGGTGTAGATGATTTTTTCCCCATCCACCACGATCCTTTTTTCCTTGACAGCCTTCATGAACCGCTTTTTAATTTTTACAAAATCCCTGCGGCTGTCCTCGTCCATGCCGAGTTCATCATAGTCAAACTCGTTGGCTTCGCAGTAGCTTCGAAACTCCTGCTCCTCAAAGGAGAAGCCGGAGTCGTCAGCCGATGTCTCTTCATCTAGATTTTCTATGTCGTCATCTTCACGCATGATTGTCTCCTTGTTTTATCCCTGGGCTTCCAGTGTCGGGCCTTCCAGTTCCACTGGTGCAAAGCCCTCTTTCGTTCCCTCTGCGGTGGAGTCGCCCGTGATCTGCATACTCCCTGCATACACTCGCCCATCGCAAAGGGTGAGCGATATATCCAGGTAGTCATGCCTATCGGCGTGTTCCTGAAGAAACTCAAGGTCGTCGTTCTCGTGGTCGATGACCACATTGAGTCCGCTGATTTTTCCCGGCTTCCGGCTTTTTGAAACGTGTGCGCCGCCATCGCCGTGCATTTTTGTTTCGTTTGTATAGCCTGGAAGCTGAACGGTTACATCATCGTCTGCGTTACACGCAAATCGCCGTCCGGCGATGACAATAGATTCTGCTGGCCCTGCTGCCATAATTTATCCTCCTTGTATTAAGCCGCTTCACCCAGGAAGAAGCCAAAGAATATGTCGGTGCTAGTAACCTCGACGTTCCCTGAAAGTTTGCACGGAAATTGGATGTCCATGCGCTTCGGGTTCATGCTGCTGATTTTTACCACGAGATTTTTCTTGGTAAATTCCGATTCTGCAAGGATGGTGAACTCTGCCAGATCGTTGGAGAGGTTCATCATTGCCGTCCTGATGGTCTTGGGCTGGATTGCCCTTGGGTTTTTGGTTGGGTTTATATCCGGCACAAGTGGAGCGCCCTTTACCGTCGAGGCTTCCATAATCATCCTTACGTTAAAGACCACATTCTGGAGTTTGATCATATCCACCACATAGCGGCGGGACTTTATGGACTCGTCATCGGGATGCCACATGGTCACGATATCGTTTAGCTCGATAACGCTTCCGCTCTTGAGTCCGGTACTGGCCCCCTTGCCGATTGAGTTGTTTCTTACAAGGTATGATTCCTGTGCCTCGTCCGGGCCGGCCTTGAGTCCGGTTAACACACCGTAGTTGTTATGCGGCGGGTTGCTGTTTGCCACGTTCATGATGTTTACAATTCCGCGGGCGGCAATAACAAAGGGGATTTCAGGGCTTCCCACGCCTGGGACTAAAAAGTTGATGAAGTCGTGTTTGCGCTCATCGGTCAGGGCGGTGCGGGTTTCGTAATCGTCCGTGCAGCCGTGGGCGACAAGGCATCCCATTTTTTCCATCTCACTCCAGCGCCCTTCCCCGAAGGTCAGGTATGTGTTGAGCCTGGACGGTTTGTTATACGAAAAACAGGAGAGTATAAAGGACTCCCAAATCCCGCCGATAGCTTTAAGTGAAGGGTCAACATCCGGGTCTACAGCGCCACCTTTCATTTTTACGATTTCGAAGGTAACGCCGGAGGCTTTGACTTCGATCTCGATGGTGATGTCATTTCCGGTGTCCCCGCTCCACTTGGAAGTGAGCGGAAGCTCATCGTCCGCGATGGCTCCGGCAAAGACAGGCATTTCAAGTTTGCCTGCGATGCGCTCTTTCATAGCGGCCAGTATTTCGGCTGGTGTCTGTCCTTCGAGAATGGCAAATTCCACATCGATGCCGCCGATAGATATCGTGCCGCTTCCCGCTGCGGTTGCCAGTCCTTCGCAGCTTACTGCGCCCTTGGCTGCGGCGCTCCCGCTGGCTTTCCTTAAAGGAAAGAAGGTGACAGGAAAATTCGCTCCTCCACCACCGTCAGGAAATAGCTGCCGGGCCGCCAAGTGTAATGGCGAGCCGTATCCGTACCTTCTGGCGATGGCATCGGACGATCCGATTGCCTCGTGCTTTTTTGTTTCGTAAACGGCATCGTCATTGCCGACACCGATTACAGCAAGGCGCTGCGGTAGAAACCCTGCAGCTCCTGCATTGAAGTTGCGGTATTCCACGTTCACGCCTGTGACGCGGGATATTGCCGATGCTGGTAACATTTTACTCCTCCTCTGAGTTGTTATTTGCTAGTCCGGTTACCCGGTCAATAAGGCTGGGTTTTGCTATCACCTGACCGTCGTCGGGCGATACTTCGAAATCGTATCCTTCGAATGGAGCGGACGGGCCGCCGATATAACTCTCTGTGTATTGCACCTCCAGGTGCGCTCGGATTACGGTAAAAGCCTGCGCCGCCTGTACGTTGGGGGTTCCGGCTTCCATCTTGGTAATAGTCCGAGAGGTGACAGTTTTTCTCATGCCGAGGTAGGTATACTGTTCGGACATAAGTATGCGGCGCACAAGGCGCATGATTCTCCACGCCCTGAACGATGCACTCTGGTCATCACGGAAATCACCTGTGGTGTTGCCGTTGGCTGTGCAGTATAAATGGAAAATAGCCTGCGATTTTTGCGCTCCCATCCGTGGGTTCCCGTGGGGAGTGGTCACCTCTTGTAAAACGATGTTCACAAGGGAAACCGCCTCGTCGTCTATAGTATCGTATGGGCGGGAATTCTCGACATATATTTTAATATCATAATCGGCAGTTGGCTTGCCTTCGTTTTTTGCGAGTTCAAATTGGTTTTGTAATTCTAGCGATAGGATTGCGGCTAACTGGTCACGCACTATTTCTACATTATCCTGCGCTTCTTCCAGTTCAGTTACCTGCGGTTCATTCACGCTGCCGCCTCCTTGTTAAAATCGTGACCTAAAGAAAAGTAATAAAGCCCGATGGTATTATCAGGCTGCACCTCATGAATGAAAAACTTTTGAATTTCCCCTGCGAGGTTAGGAACCTCGGCCTGCCAGCCTCGGCGTGGCAGAGCCGGAATTCTTTTTATTAAACAGGTGGCAATTATAGTGCGTCCTTGCATGGCTTCCCCTGTCGCCGCATCAACGACAAGGGAAATGTCACCCACGGTTCCGGTGACCGGATGGCGGGTTCCCTGCGGGTCGATAATAGTATACGGAGTCCCTGCCCTTTTTGGATTCTCAAGAGTTTTTTCCAAATACTTATTAGCGATTTCCCGCAGGTTCTGCATTGTTAAACCACCCTCGACACAGCGTCTTTGGCTTCGGCGAGGTTTGCTTCTGCGTCAATAATGACCTCCGCAGTCCGCTCGGCCTCCTCCAGCGCCTTCTTGAGTTCGGGTGTTTCGGCATCGGCTTTTACTTTTTCAAGTTCACCCTTTGCCGCATTGAGTGTTTCTTCTGCGAGCTTCAGGTTGTTTTCGGCTCCCTCTTTATGTTCCGGCTTCGCTTTTTCAAAAGCGGAGGTGGCTTCATTGACAGCCTTTTCGCAATCCTGAATTTTCTTTTCAAGAGCCTCGATCTGCGGCTTCTGCTTTGCCAGAATTTCACTGGCCAGCTTGTTGGCGGCTTCCTGTGCTGTGGCGTGTGTCTCCTTGGCTTTTTGCAGGGCGGCCTCGGCAGTGGTAACCTTCAGGTCAGCGTCCTCTTTGGCCTGCTTGAGTCTTTTGGCTTCAGCTTCGGAGGCCTCCTGGTCGGCGACCTTTTTTACCTCGGCTGCTTCTTTCTCAAGTACTACCTTTGATTTTCCGGCTATGATCCGGCCCTGGTTGACCTTTTTCAAAAAGGTTTCTTTTTTTTCAAAGTCCTTCTCGGTAATCTCATCGCCCGGCGACAATACGCCGCGGGCGGTAACAAACGAATATCCTGTGGCGACAATATACATCCACGTCCTCCTATGATTTGACTGTCATGCAGCCTAAGCGCAAGCGCGATGCCGGAACGAAGAGCGGGCGGCTCCTGGTGCGGCCTTTGTAGGTTTCGGCATCCTCATCAAACCAGATGCGGATTTTGAAATCGTACTCGCCCTCGACCGTGATCTTGTTTCCGAAGAGCGGGTCGAATACAGGGTCGAGTTTGATGTTAGGGATACCGCCGAAATAGCGCCGGAAGTCGATGTTCTCATAGGCAGGAAGTGCGATGACTTTGTTTGGGTCGAGAAAGTACTCGGTCTTGTTTGGCTGCTTCCAGGGGTTGTATGTTGCATCATATCCCCAAAAGAGCCGCTCCCTGCCGTCCAGATTGAGCTTGCCGAGATATGCCGCACCCTTGTCCCGCATCTGCGGGGATATCTGCAGGGTGTTGAGGACGTTTTTGTCAAGGTGTTTGGCGACCTGTTCGTTTGCCAGGAAGTACCGCCATGCGTCCTTGCCCATGATATAATTGAGGATGTCGCACTGCGCTGCTGGGCGCATAACATCGTCAAGGTTATTGAGGTCGTCGATGGGCTTTGCGTTTGCGCTGTCCCATGAGGTGGCCACTTCGGGGAAGTGTGCTTCAGGGATTTTGTAATCAAGCTCGTTGATTTCGTTCCCATCCTCGTCGGTGAGGGTACACTTTCCGGTAGTGAGAACCTGTGCCGCCTGATACTCCATCGCATTTTTTATCATGCGGATGTGCTTGTTGGTTCCCTCTTTGATCTTCGCTGCCATGCGTCCGTGCCATTGCACCCTTTGGGTAACAAAGGCGCTCTCGCCTGGTAAGCGATCCATGAGCTGGGTAATGTCCACAGGGGTTTCCAAAGAGTAGACCGGAAATGGAACTTCCATGTTTCCGAATTTGTCAATGGTAATCACCACGGCTCCGGTGCTAAGGTCTCTCACCACGGGGGCCATGTCGTTCCCGCCGTAAACCATGTCCATGCTGATCTTGTTTACGTCAGTGAAGGACTCCGGTCTCGTCTTAAAGAGCGAGCTAAGGAATCCCATTTTTTTAATGTCCGGCTCTTGCTGGTACATCTCGACGACCTGCTGAAGCAGATCGGGCATATCTTTCGCCATAGTATCTCTCCTTATGTGTTAGGGGCTCACCCTGGAAACGTCGGTGGTATCGACCGCGATAATACCGCAGCGATCTCGGAGGCTGTCAGCGATTACGCTGGTTATAGGTGCGCCATTAAGGTTCACCATATCCCTTCGTACTTCACCGCCAATGATTGCACGGAAGCCGAGGTCTTTGGCTGCGTCTTTGTCATTTACCATGTCAAAGGGAACCAGTCCCACGGGAGCATCGCCTGCAACGGCGACAGCGAATTTTTTATCGCCGTCTCTTTTCAGGATGGTTCCGGCCTTGACGGTTGCTTTCGCCGCAACACTAATCGTTCCCTGCTCAAACTTGTTATTACCAAGCTGCAGGGCTTTGCTTTCGGTAGTGCCAAAGTTTACTCCGCTCATTTCTTGCCTCCCTTGAGTTCCTTACCCTGAACACCTGCACGGAAAGCCTGGGCGATATCTTTCTCGTCAGCCTCGCCTTCGGAACCCACATTGATGTCGCCGGGGTCGTCGTCATCACGCGCCTGAAGGCGGTTGTTCTTCATTGAAAGTGCAAGGTACTCGGCACGGATTTTTTCGTCCATGCTGGACTCGCCGCTTTCAATGTACTTCACGGCGGTATCAAGTGATCCCGCCTCCTTGCCCAGCAGTATGTGGGCATTAACTCTCGCCCGCTCTTTTTCCAGTGCGGCCTTTTCGCCAAGAGCGAAAACCGCATCGTAGCAGGCTTTGTTTTGAGCTAACAGTTCTTCTGGTTTCATATTACCTCCTCCACCAGATATTTTTTCTCCGCCTGCGCTCGCCGCAGCGGGCGGCTTGATCACTGGATTAAGTGCGACGGCTTTTTCGAGTTCGCTTCGGTATGTAGTGCCGTCTTTTTGACCTGCGGCACGGGCGTTATCCATTGCCTTGTTAGCCGCAAATTTTGCGTTGATGATTTTATTATCTCTGCCTTCGGGCTCCATGCCGCTGGCATCGTCGTCCTCTTGTACTATTGTGTCAAAGGTATTTGCAAATCCGGCCTCGATGATCTCTTTGCCGATATAAAAACTCTCCTCGTCCATTGCCTTGCGTATGTCCTGATCGCTCTGACCAGATACATAGGCGTGAACCGATCCGTACATCGCCGCCAGCTTTTCTAAGTACTCAGAGTCCTTTGCAAGCTCGCGGTAATCTCCCCATGTATACATCCAGGGGTTGTGGATCATGACGATAGAATTGTCACATACGGTTATAATGGAATTTTTATTCACGGTTCTGGCCGCAAGAGCAATGTACGAAGCCATGCTCAAGGCCATGCAGTTTATCCGCACCGATACAGGGTGGGTTTTTGCGTGATCCCGCAGGAGATTAAATATAACAGCACCCTCATATACGGAACCGCCGGGGGAGTTTATTTCTACATAAATCTCCTCGCCGTCAAGAAGTCCCTCAAGTTGCTGTTTGACCTTTTTTGCGGTTATGCCGGAGTCTGACCACCAGTCATATCCAATTACATCGTCTATAGTGACGGTTTTCATAGTACCTCCGATTTTAGAAGCCAAATCAAGATCAGAGCTATTAACTACCTGCAGATTTGGTCAAAATTCTTTCAAGATCGTCCATGGTATCCAGACACGGCATACCCAGCCGTTTTACAATGTGCCTCTCCAGCGATGCACCGTCACTCCCTGCCCAATCGGGCAGGAAATAGGCACAGTCGGCTCCGCAGAGCTTTTTTATACAGGAGCGCATATAATCAGCCCACTCCGGGTCTCTCTGGTGATACTTTTCGAAGTATGTCCTGACCTGCTTTCCTATCTTGATGGGGTTGATAGTCTTTACCGTGGTCTGCAGTCCGTGCTTTTTTGCGATTCTTTTAATTTGGGAGCAGGCGTTATTGAACGCGTGTTTATTGTCCTGTGGCATTCCGGTAATAGCGCCGGAAACATAAATGGTCATTTGTCACCTGTTAATTGCGTCGACGCAATTCTCTCCTTTACCACCATTGAAATATTAAATGGCCTGCGAGCCATACAAGAGTGCCTACTCCCAAAACCCCAGCGCCCGACCATAGCATCGTTTTATTGTCTGCTCTGATACCTTCAATGATCAGCGGCGTTCCTATTCCGAATGACAGGCCTCCGAAGATAAACCCTGTCCTCGCCGATCTCTTGTATTGCTGGACTTGCTGCCTTAATAATTCGTTCTGGCCGTCAATCCACCATGCGTAGGCTTCTGCATCTTCCATTCGGTCAACGGCAACGTCAATCGCCCACAGCGCCTCTTCCAAATTCGTCCTCAAGGATGTCAATAATCTCTGCGATTCCTCGTATAGCAATCTCTGCTCGCTCGTTTCCGCTCTTAGCGTTGATAATTCCCACTCCAATTGATTCAGCGCTTCGTTCGATTCGCTCAATCCCTGCAAGCCTTCGCTGATCAATATCCTCAAGTCGCTCCACGGATTGTTGGGATTCAATAATCTCTGCTCTGGCTCGCTCAAGCTCATCGGTAACGAGTCCGAGTTGCCGTTGTAGTTCTCCGGCGTTTGCGGCATCAAGGGTGTCTCGTAGATTGACGTGCTTGTTTCTGTGGTATGCTCCGAAGCAAAGAGAGCCTGCGGTAAGCAGGCCAGCAATACAAAAAATAATAATGAAAAGATTTTTTTTCCCTTTTTCATTCATGGCTCCTCCGTTATTTAATAAAAAAATGTCCCCACTTCGCTGTTGCGGAGTTGTGGGGCTTGAACCACTTGACGAATTGCTCAAAGGATAAAACGACATCGTTCCCTGATCCTTGAAAGTTATTGATCGTGTTGCCGTATGGGTCATCGATAATTATCCGGTCAGGGTTGCCGGAGTTTCCCTCATCCCATTCTGCGCCGACCAGCACGACAATGTGTCCGAGGGTTGTTTTTACTCCCTTTGATGTTGTAAAGGGAAAATCGCCAGATAAAACTACTGGCCTGCCTCCTCTCAGTTCTGCAAGGATGTTCGGCATGGAGCGGTTGGTTGAAAAGGTCGTGATCCGGTTGCCCATCCAGTGGTTTGTACACCATGAAAGCAGGTCATGAATTTGCATAGCGGGGATGCCTGCTGCCCAGGGGTTCTTTGAAACAAAGTCGGCGCAGTACTTTACGCATTCGGGGTTGTTGGAGATGTGATCGTGCAGGTTATCTTCCGGCTGCTCATATTTCCCTTTCGGGAATTCGTATCCGAGATAGAATAACGCCATGACCATGCTTGTGACGTTGCAAGCGCCGTGGGGGTCTCGCTCATTGTTTCTCTGTGAGAAGTTTGGCTTGCCCTCTGAAACGTTGATTTTCATTTTTTACTCCTATTATCTTTTTGCCGCCTCGACAATTTGGGCGGCATCAGCAGTACCTGTTAGATTTATATTTTTACTGAGCGATGCACCAGCTTTTATCTCCGCTGTTATTTTTGCATTCTCGACCATAGTAGAGACGGCTCGTTGCAGGTTACATCCCATAATCACAGACACGACCACCCAGCCGGAAACCAAGATGATCATCACTGGGGATGTTAAATAAGCGTTCAGTTCGCCGTTGGTTGCAATAAAAATCTTCTGGAGTATCGTGTAGGCTATAAGCGTGTAAACCACCCATGAGGCGGTGGCCATGTTTATTATCACCTTGGCGATCCCTATAAAAAATTTACTCGTTGACCATTTTTCGTCAGCCATAATTTCCCCTTGCATCTAACACCCGTATTTATCGAGCAGGTTTTTACCTACCTGCGCTGGATCATGTTGTAAAGGAAATGGCCGGAGTATTTTTCCGATCCATGTCACCTTGCCGTAGTCTCCCCAAAAGGTCAGGCGTGGCCAGCAGAGCCGGAGCTTGAATGGCGACCACCTGAAGGTAAAGAAGGTCGGCATTCGTTTGAAAGGCACATAAACTACCGGGTCCCACCTCCCTTTAATAGTCAGGAGCCTGTTTTTGACGGCTTTCTTTATAAGCCCTGCCTTCCAAAGGCTAAAGAACCTCGGCCCGCTGTAGCTGATACCGAGTACTTCGATATTGAGCTTGTCCCTGTCAATGCGGAACCCGATGTCCTGTACGCAGGCGGTGGTTAAACCAGCGCCCTGGGAAAAACCGCCGACATATATTTGTTTGTATTTCCCGCTGTATAGGAGATCGAGGATTTCCTGTCGCACTTCCAGGTACTGCCGTGCCAGACCATCGTGGGCCCTTATTTTACTGCCGGGAAAAACATCAAATTTCTTGGGGAAAAAATTCAGGTTCGCTGCCCAGTCGTCTGCTTGGGCCTGCTTGGTACAGCCGGATGTTTCCTCAAAGCAGATATATAGAACATCGCCGTGCTTTTCGATTAGGTAGCTTGTGTTGCTTGGTAAGCGAATATAGGGGCGAGACCGCAGGTAGTCAAAGTGTGCTTTTCCTGGTTTCCATTCAATCATTTTTATTCCCTCCTGGAATTAATTTTCTCTCAATCCGGGCTTTCGTATGAAAGCCTCGATGTAACCACGGTTCTTATCGATGCAGTGTTCAAAAACCTTGACCTTTGTGGTGTCGCCGAGTTCCTCAAACGATTTGATAAAATTGCGATAGACATCGATTTTTTTATTACAAATATCAATATTTTTTTGCCGGATTGCATTGGCCCAATCTTCGATTAGTTTGTCTTCCAAGGTATTTTTTATATTTTCCCATAATGGTATGCAGGGGCATTTCTTATCTTCATCATTTGGACAGTAGGAGATTGCGTGTTCAATTGCAAATTCTTCATATTCATAAGAGATTTCTTTCAAGAGGCGCTCAATATAATATTGGGAATTTTCCGGCCTCAATACATATTTAAAATTATTTCTGAACGAAGCTTCAAAGAGCGGATATCGCAAAGCGGACGAGAGGCTCTTGCGAATCGCTGAACACTTTATACCTTGGTGGAGTTCAATGGCCAGGCTGCGCCGGAGCAGCTTGGCTTTTTCCATTGCAAATTCTAAAAGCTCCGCGTCCAGCTTTTGAATATTATCCCTGACAAGATGTTCCAGGTTGCCTGATTGGAACTCCTTCTCTTTTTCTTTTTCCTTTGCCTGTACAGACAATCCGGTCTTCCCAAGCGAAAAGTTTTTAAATAGCCGGAGTTTGGATGCGACCATGAGCAAGATAAAAATAACAACGGTGAACGAGCCTATAATAAAAGCCCTTAGAACTTCGGGGTTGCTTTTTACCGAAATCCAAAAGGCTCTCCAAAACCCAAGCTCTAGCAATTCTTCATTCATCAATCAGCCCCTCCCCTATAAAGTCATCGCACTTGCGTCGACGCAAGAACGTCCTGGTAGTTGTCCCAAAGTTCACGAAGCTCTGCGCTTCCGTTTGCTAGATACTCTTCGATCTCCTGTTCGGCTGCTAGTAAGTCCTCGGATTTATCTTCCTCTTCCGGCGTGGTTTGTGTTTGACCGTTTTTTTCCGAGGAATATGTGGGCTTAAAACCGTGGCTGTCCATAAGCTCCCGCTCTATCTCCAGCTTGTTTTGCACTGCCCTGAAGTCGAGGCCGCTGAACTGGCGAGCGACCATGTCGTGGGTAATGACTCCCATTTGCAGCAGGGTTCTCATGGCGTTCGTTTCTTTTTGAATATCCACGGACGGCCTTGAGAGACCAGACCATTCGCATTTGAGCCAAGCTCCTCGGAGCTTCCACTGCGCCGGTTCAAAAACGCAGTTCAAGAACCCTGGAAGATCAAGCTGGCCCAGCAGGGCGGACTGAATAGTAAATTCTGAGTATATAATCTGACCGATATCCTTGGCGTGTTTAAAGGTCAGGTATTTGAGGTTTATCTGATATTCATTATTAGCCTGGCGGCCTGCGGAGTAGCTGCTGGTGTATTGCATGATCACCGTTTCGGGCGGGATACCTCTTGACCATGCTATGCCGGAAAGGATGATCCGTTCAAAGTTTCCATAATTGACATTCGGGCGCTGGGTATCAAAGCTGACGGGTTTCTCGCCGGGCGCGAGCCTGTCCATGACCGTGCCGGGGAGCAGGGCGGCGGTTGGCTGATGGGAGTCCTGCGCCTGCTGGGTATCGGCGGAGGCTTTCTTTTCCGCCTCGACCGAAGCTGGAGTTCCGGCATCGGGTGCGTTGTACCTGCCCATGCCGTCAATGACTCCCCGCGCCGGAGTTCCCTCTTTTTCCCTTGAGATAAACATGGGGAGGAGGCTGTTTACCACCGCCGCTCGCAGTTCGGCGTTCTTGTACCTGTCCAGGTCTTTGAGCATATAAAGGATATTTCCAAGAAGGGGAATGCCTCTCACGCTGTTGAGGAGCTTGTCCCCGCCGTAAATCATCCAGGAGATCTGCCTGCCGGATTTTTTCCCTGTGACAGGGATTCGTTTGAAAGATATATTCTCGCCGTCAAACTCCCGCACATGGTATGCAACGTGCCTGCCCTGGCTGTCGAGTTCCACGCCGTGAACCACCCTGTGGCCTTTGGGAACTCTGTATTCGGGGTCGGTCATTATATAGTTGCCGTTGATCCAATCCCAGCAGGGAAGCCTGGTGCGCTGGTTTATATGGGATACAATGATGCCGTCACCGCAAAGCATGGACTCAAGGCGGCATTGGTTTTGGAATTCCCCGAAGGTAAGCTCCTCTCGATAATCGAAGACCGTGCAGTCCGAAGCATAGAGCCGGAAAGCCTCGGTCATTTTTTCCGAATAGTCCGTTGCCAGTTTTTCCCTGTCTCGCTGTTCCATGTCCGGCCAGATAACGGAAGCCAGCGGGGTCGCCTCCGGTATTATTCCGGTGAATATCTCGTTCCGAAGCATCCGGTTTATGATGCCGGACACGTAAGGGTTCTCGATGTAAAGTTGGATTGACCTGTGCCGGAGCGTGTAGTAATCCACGCCATTTTCCCACAGGTAGTTCCGGGTGGGGCCGAATGAATTGTCAAAGGTATCGCCGTCAAACACGTCGTCGATGGCGTTCCGTACAAAGTATGCGAGGACGTCGTCCAGTTCTTTTGGATTTCCGCTCGGCATCATATTGTGTCTTAGCATTTGGGAACCACCTGCACCAGCGATGGGGGAGTTGCCTCGGCCTGAGCCTGGGCATCCATGCGCTCAATTTGATCTATGAGGTCTTTGCGGCGCTGAATTAAAACGGGGAGGTCGAGGGGGGTGACGTTGTGGGTGGTCTGTCCTGTATTAAGGGTGAAGCTCTTTAGGCCCTCCCGTGTCAGGGCTAGGATTGCCTTGTCTAATTCATAGAGGATTATCTTGCTATTTTTTACAAGGTCAGCCCAGGATTCCGCTGCCGAGCCGGATAGGGCCGGATGCCCTTCCTCAATTACTGCCATGAACGCATTTTATTGGCAGGGGTATATACAAGCTATTAAGCGCCGGAAAATTTTACAAATTAGGCCGGATTTCCCCAAACTACTACATGGACGTGTACCATTTCAAAAAAAATCTGCATTTTTTTTGATTTTTTTTGAAAAAAGACTTGACTTATTTTTCGCTATGGTGCTATAATTATAATATAAGCCGAAAGGCAAAGGAGAGGATTTTATGAAAAATAACGAAGATGCCCTGAACGCTTTTATAGGCAAAATTGCAGAGGCAAGCGAAAAAGCCGGAACCCTGAGCGATTTTATCCAAAATCACCTGGGGTACAGCCCTGAAGAAGTAAACTGGGGTCACGTTGGGGACGCTGGCCACGTTTTAGAACAGCTTGACGAGATTCTCAATTTTTTGGGAATTAATAAAGGAGCGGAAAATGAATAAAAGACAAGAAAACGTGTTTATTGATGCCGAGGGGAAGGAGATGGTTCTTGGGAAGTTTGGGACTTCAACACAGCCCGAATTTGACGCTTGCCTGGCGGCGCTTCCTGAGCTTATCAAGGCGGCACGGCAGGGTTGTTCCGAAGCAGGGAACACGGCAAACGATATCCTTTGGGCGTTGGCAAACGAGGGCTTTACACCCAAGGGAACCGACAAGAACTTTAATGCGATCAGAACATTTGGAAATTAGGAGGACGGAATGGTAAGGGTAGAAACAAGGGAATATTACAACGTATGGCTCAAGCAGCCGAGAGGATTCGGGCGCTGGATTTTTTACATGGGCAGTAAAGATGAGCCACACGCTTTCACTGGAACATATACCGAGGCAAAAAAGCAGGCTATAGCAAAGGCACGGGAGCTTGGCTTCCGTAGTATTACGGTGGGATCATAGGGGGGGGTGCAGGATGAGAACATACGGATTTGAAAAAACGCTGGCTTCGTTAAAAGAGGGAGCCAGCCTCGTTCATGATTATGTTGGTAATCGGGCGTGGGTTGAGCGCAAGGATGGGGCTCGCTTGTGGGCGGTAAACTTCAAGGTATTCTGCGAATTAAAAAAGGAGTATCTTGTAAAATTTGACACCACTGGAACTATAGACTATTACTCATACGACCATGCAAGGTTTGACAGCGTATATGGGGAGGCTGTTAATGCTTAATATGTACGGCGATAAAATGACGCTCTTTGAGGTGCTGGGGCCTGCCGATGAGTCTGGCGAGCTGGGTGATACCATAGCCTTTACGGACGATTATTCAAGGGTGGCTGCTGGTATATGGCTCAGGGAGCAGGTGCGCCGGGGGCTGCTTCCCTGTGGCTCTAGCCTTTACCGGAGCGTGGCCACAGATGCCAATGCAAAGGCGGCTGGGTATACCACTAGCCATTATGATATATAATTATTTATGGCTGAAGAAAAACCTGACTGGATTGATACCTTCGATGGCTGGCCCGCTGATGTGGAAACCGTCTCTGCGGGAGAGAAATGCACTCCACGCACGGTGCAGAACTGGTGCGCTGATAATGGCATCCGCACTATAGGCAGGGGGAACCGATACCAGTTTTTAATTTTCCGTGACGATGTTCTGCGGTTCCGCACTAGGCCGAGCGCCGGACGGCGCTGGCCAAAAGGGGAAGATAAGAAATGAACTTTATGGAAAAAATGAAAGCCGATTGGAAAGAGGCAAATAAATTCTACAAAGAAAACAAGGAAGCCGTGGATAAAATCCATGAAAACAAAATCCTAACCTTTACCTTCCTGTGTGATGGCGGGCCTAGCACGGCAAGCACAAGAAAAATACATAAATCGCAAAGTCACAATAGGAAGCAGGCTTCTGAATACCGCCTTGGGATAATAGAGGGGAGGATGGCTTTTCTCAGAACGAGTAATCATTGGGGAACCTTCTTTTCAAAAAATGAGATGCACGTTTGGGAATTAGAAGGGGCTCCCCGAAAGGCCGATGGTTCATATAAGAATACATCACAGACCGGATTTTTATTTATTGAAGGAGTAGAAAATGTTTGACGACAGTGTGCGGGTAAATAATCCGTATGAGACGGTGGATCAGATGCGGGTGGCTTTTTTGAAAAAAGAAATCGCATGGGATGGCGCATGGGAATACCTGTGCCGTTTTTTTAATTACAAACCAGCGGAAGCTAAAAAGGTGGTTGACTCCTGGGCTGGGCTGGCATAGTTTTATTGATAAAACTCGCCCTGCTTTGCAAGCTCCCAAAAGGCCGTCCAGTCCAGCGTTGGCAGGCCGAGGTGTTCCTTGCACCAGTATTCGGCGGCAAGCTCTAGCGCCGCTAAATTGTAAACATAACAGTCCAGGGCGTGGTTGTCCTGTCCGAATTTCTGCTTCCAAATATATCCCCGAAACTGCTTAGTAATAGCATCCCTTTTTTCCTCTCGGCTTTCGGCCTCAAACTGTTTGAAATAATCGTCACGGGCATCTTCCCTGAAGTTGGGATACCACCACGGCTGGGGCTGGCCTGTTACCCAAAACGACGAGGTCATGGCATTACTAATCTTGTCTTTTAATTTTCCGGTACTTATATGCAGGGCATTCCGAAACCCGATTTTTTCCTGGGCGCTGGGACTGAAGAATTGGTATGTCTCGCCGTTGATCAGGTAGTCTTTGCCCTTACAGGCAAACACGCCGCCGGAGTGCCGTTTGACATATTCGTATACATACTCGGTATTATGGCCGGAGTCGATCATGGTAATTTGTATCCGGTAAACCTTGCCGTCCGTTCCTATGTACCGCTTGTCACTAATAATGGTATCAAGCCGATCCCATACTCCATTAAAATCGGCGGTGTTCCCCTCCAATTCAATAAACTCTAAAGTCCAAGTTACACCACCCACACTGTAACCTTTCACGTCGACGAAGAGCCTGTCGTTCTGTACATCGACAGATGCTGCTATAATGAGGATAGGGGAGCCGGAATCCTGCAGGGCGAGATCGTTGGGAACGCCACGGGCGATAAGGCCGGACTCGTCATTTGTAATTATGAAGCCCGTGCGCCGGAACTGGATTGCTCTTTCATATTCGATTTGTTTCCCGCCTAGCTCTTCGAAGGTGAGGCCCTGGGTGGTATTTCTGAACACCCTGTATTTCTCTTTATCCTTCAGGCGGTTGGTTTTCAAGTCCCAGCATTCTGCCCACTGCAGAACCATATCCTCCCAGGAGTACATACCGGGCGGGTTGTAGATCGGCGTGACGTGGTAAGATCTGCGGTTGGGAGCGATGGGCTTTGCGGTGGGCTTCCATTCCCCGCGTGGAATTATCACGGCCTTGTCATAGTTCTTCATGGTCTTGGCGCAGTCCGGGTTGCTGCACTTGTATGCCACGGTCTCCAGTATAGGATTGGAGTCTTCGTCGTTTTCCCATATAATTCCCCAGGTATAGCCGTCCTCATTTTTTCCATGCCAGACCAGTTCCTGGGGAGTCCCGCAGTGCTTGCACGGCACGAGAAATTTGCGCTGGTCGCCGTCAAGGTAAAGTTTATCGACCTTTGATGTCTGCTTTATAAGCGGCGTGGAAGTCCAGAGGATTTTACGCTTGCTGCCTGTGTATGCTTTAGTGCGGTTCCGCACGAGGTCGATGACCGTTCCCTCTTTTGGAATAGAGTCAGGAAATGCATCCACCTCATCGGCCAGGGCGCAGGGGTAGGAGATGCCACGGAACCGGGCCGGACTGCGGCCTCCAAAGCAGTGCAGGTATCCGCCGGGGTATTCTTTAGCGATGGCGGTGTCCCCTGTGTTCCGGCTGCCCTTGCGTTTCCGGCTTTGTGAAAATATAAGGTCACGGGCTCCGGCATTATCGATCATCTTTTCGATCCGCACCTGCACTGAGGTCTTCATAAGCCCTGCGTCTGCGGTGACGTACATCTGCGCCTTGGCATCACTCATAATGTTATAAAGCAGAACGGTCTCAAGGACGGCGGTGGTGGCTCCCATTTGAGCGCCCTTCATTAAAACTATTTCTTGCGTGGGGTCGATGGGACTGAAGCAGTCGACGATCTCCCGGAAGTAGGGGAACTTCTCAAAGGAGAACTTTCCAGGGAACGGCGTGAGGTCGCTGGTTAAATAGCGCACCCGCTCTATAAATTCGCTGGGCAGTTCATGGTGCAGAGAATCGGTGATCTTGCCGAGGTGTTCCACTAAAAAATCAATGTCACCTGAAAAGACCTCATTTCGGTAAAGTGTATCTGTGGCAGTCATGATGTTGCTTTATTCCCCATCCTCCATAGCTTCGGCCACGGTATCTCTTATTTTTTGATCCAGCCCGTCAGCGTCCTGGTACTTGGCCCGGAGTCCGCTCAGTTCCTTTATAAGCTGGTCTTTGGAGTCCTTTATGATTTTGGAAATACCCACCTCCAGCTTTCGGCTTACCTCCAGCCTCGCTGCGCCGCCTTGGGCCTGTACGAGGGCGATTATTTCGTCGACGGTAGATTCGGGATATTCAAGGAGTTGTTTCATTAAAATGTCCAGGTACTGCACCAGCCGTGCAATTACAAAGTCCTTCTCGATGAGCTGCAGGCGGCGCTCCCTGACCTTCTGATCCCGCTCGTCCGCTGCGGATAAATCCTTGAGCATCTTCACGTACTCCTGCATTCCGGGCAGGCCCTTGAATTGGGTTACAAGCTGCCGGAGCGTAAACCCTAGCAGGCGCTGCGGAAGCCCTGCATATTCGGATATTTCATGGTCGGTCAGGCGGGTGAAGTCTACCGGGTCGGGCTTTGGATCATCCTTCACGTCGACAGACTCCAGCGCCTTGTTATTGCTCTTGAGCCGCCGCTTCGCCATATACCGGGCGTTCACTGGATTTTCGGTGTCCAGCATACCTGCGGCGTTCTTTATCAGGGTTTTATTTTGGATTTTCCGTGATATCACGGACGGAGCCACGCCGCAAATTCTGGCGTATTCTGCCGGGATTACCTCTGCCATACCGGAATAATAAACCCAGGGAGCAACACAAGCTATTAACAATAATTGCTTTTTTGTTGCCTTGGAAAAAAATCCGGCAGGCAAATCCTAGAAAGCAGGGCTCGCCGAATAATTGCACCCCCGGCGGGGGGGCGGCACAGTACCTAAATTCTCCCAGCCGTGCGGTTGTTACGAGTTACGCTTTTAATCCTGTTTTACAGTCCTATTTCTATATATTAAATTTATTAGTCTTTACTCTCCAGAGAGTAAAATACATATTTTTTATTTCCTAGTATATTAACTTATTTTAAATAAAAAAGTGTAACGTGTAACACCCTAAAGGATACTGTACAAACAAGCAAATGCACTGGCTGGGGAAGGGGGAAGCGCCTGCGTCGACGCAATTTCCCTGCGGAGTGCTGTGCTGGGCCTGCCCGTGTTACGGTTTCGGCGGTGCTTCGGTAATTTCAAGGTATATACATCATGGGGGCGCGGACGTGCCGAGGTGGTGGCTTATGGCCATGCAGGGTTCCGGCGCTGTTACAGATAGCCTGTCCATTGATCCTAAAGAAAAAAACAGGTAAGATATAACAGCGCCGGGGGGTCGGACAGTGGCTAGTCCACCAGTTTTGGGAACTGGAGATCAGGGGTTCGAATCCCCTCTCCCCGAATTTTAAGTTTTGCCAATAGCCTGCGGGAGTAGGGCGCTGGTTGCATCTGCGACCTTCGGGATTTTTGAGAGTAGCATTTCCAAATTAGTCCTGTTGTAGTAATCGACCATTCCCTTGGAATCGTGACCTGTCAGCTTTAACAAGTCCTCGGCTGGCATATATCGGCTCATGCGGGTGATGTAGGTATACCGGAGCGAGTGGGAGATGAAGCGCCGTCCGTCAGGGATAATATGGCGCTTTATCGTAATATGGCCGTTTTTCCAGTATTTCTTTTCTTTTAAGGTTTCTATATCCCATGTAAGCCCTGCATTTATCAAAGCCACGGTAAAAGCCCTTGATGCCATAGATTTCGATATCGGCAGATCGTTATATGTGAAAACAAAGTCATCGCCGCCTGCGCCGGAGCGCTCTATATGCTGCTTTAGCAGGTCGAGGGTAAAATCGGGGTAGGGGACGACACGGAGTTTCGGGTGTTCTGGTGTGCCTCGCTTATTGTAAACCGTCCGGGTGGTATAATCGTCTTTCATAAAGCCGTCTATAATAACGGCCTTAATTTCAAAAACGATCTGCTTCACCCTGAGCCCTCGTATCTCGCCCAGCCGGAGGCCGCCGGAAAGCGCCGTCAGGAAAAACAGATAAAAGTCATGGGAAAAATGCTCTGGTTTGAAAAGTTGCTCAAGTTCCTTTTCTGAAAAAATGTCCGCTTTGTTATATTCACGCCCGATGGATGGGAATGTGGGCTTGTATATCTTGCAGCCCAGGAATTGCGCTTCTTGGTATATTTCATTCAGGTGTGAAATATATTGATTTTTCCACGAGCCAGAGAGCTTCACAGAAAACAGGTAATTCATAACCTCGTCCAGTTCCAGGGAGCGGAGCATACGATCTCCCCATACCGTCACGATGTGCTTCATAAAAACCCTGCCTGCGATGGCGACCTCTTTACTCGTTGATTTTTTGAGTTGCTGGCGGCGCTGGAGGTGCGGACTCCCCGGAAGGTACATGGTCTCGGCTATTTCCCGCACCAGCAGGTCGTTGTTATTCTGCCGCCGGGCCGGTACTGCATAAATACCGCTGGACTTGCCATCGGCTGGCGTGGCTGACCTTGGCGGCGGGGGAAGGGTGCGGATATAGTCCTCAGCCTGCTGGCGGTTTTTGACCTTGGTTCCGCAGGACTTTTGGATCTGCTTTCCGGTATCGTCTATCCAGTAATAGTACCAGCGATAGACCTTCTTACCGTTTTTCAGTTTTTTTGGCTTTTTAAAGGCATGGTAATTCAA